AAAGTGAGCGAAGGCGAAATATTTGGCTTTATCAACTTCTATGATGGCAATGAGGACAACGGACTTGCGGCCAATTCAATCAACTACGGCTGGGGGCCAAATCAGTTTGGGTACAACTTTCGGCGCGAAGTGAAGGCGATGATTGGCGAGCGGCACAAGCGCACCGTTCAACGCAGTCTGAATAAGGCACTGAAGGACGCAACGAATGGCTGATGGTTATGCTCTTGCAACGCAGGTTGGCGTGCTTGCCGCGTTGAATGCTGCTGCTGGCGTCACTGCGTTGGTTGCCGGGCGGATTTATGATGAGCCTCCGCAGGATGTGGTATTTCCTTATCTGCGCTTCAACACAATCCAGCCGAATGCTTTTGACACTGACACGGCGCAGGGGGCTTTGGTTGACATCACGCTTGAGGCGCATTCACGCAGCCCGTCAGGGCGTGTTGAGGCTGTTCGCATAGCTGAGGCCGTCAAGGACGCTTTGCACCGTCAAGAGGCGTCTGTGACAGTCGCTGGCTATACGCTGGTGGAATTGATATTCGAGACGATTTCGGCTACAAGAGATAGCGACGGGCGTGGTTATACGGCTGTCATTGCACTTCAAGCGATGCTTGATACCGCCTGAACCCGCGCTCTGGGCAAGCGCTCTTTATGGAGGCCGATATGGCTAAACAACTCGGACGCGCCCTGCTGGTCAAGATCGGCGACGGCGAAGTGGCAGAAGCATTTGCAAACCTTTGCGGTTTGAACAGCAAGACGCTCACGATCAACAACTCCTCGATTGATGTGACAACGCCTGATTGCACATCGCCAGAAGGTGCCTTGTGGACCGAAACGCTTGCGGGGCTCAAAAACGTGTCTGTATCTGGCGATGGCTTTTTTGAGGACAGCACTGCCGAGGCGCGGGCCAATACCGTCGCAATGGGGGCTGACAATTCGGCAAACTTTCAGATCGTTGTGCCAGACTTTGGCACTTATGCGGGCGCGTTCCGTTTGACGACGCTTGAGTTCGGCGGCGAAACTGAGGGCGGCGTGACATACAGCGTCAGCCTTGAAAGCACCGGCGTCATCGCGTTCACGGCGGCATAATGGCGATCACGGCAGAAGCGCCGCGTGGGGGTGTCGTTGAGTATATCGACGACACCTCTTACACGTTTGTATTGCGCAATCGTGAGATTGAGCGTTTCGAGGATAAGCACCGAGGGATTTTTGATCTTTGGGAAGGCTTTTTTGGGCGCGGCACAAAGCCAACAAGCACCGAGGTGCGGGATATTCTGGCGCTGGCCCTTGTTGGTGGCGGCATGAAGGACCATGACGCTGACAAGGTTCTTGCACGTTCAACGCCAGCGGATTTGATGCGCTTGTTTCAGGTGGCGCAGGCTGTCTTGGGAATTGCGTTTATGCCTGACGCAACGGATGAAGCCTCAAAAAAAAAGACAGCGGACCTATCCCAAAGCGGATGAACGTCCGCAACATGATTAAGAACGGGATCGTCGCGGGGTTAAAGCCTGATGAAATTCGTGATATGATCCCGAAAGATGCTTGGCTTGTTTTTGAGGGGTGGTCCGATGCACACTCACCCAAGAAGCCTGGCGAGGACGCGATGACTGCTGATCAATATCGCAAACTGGTGGAGAAAGTCGATGGCCGTTAGTGCTGAACAACTGAACATCATTTTATCCGCCCGGGATAAAGAGTTTGCGAAGGCAATGGAGCGAAACCAGAAACGGGTTGAGCATTTTGCGAGGAAGTCCAATAAAAGTCTTGGATCGGTTTCGGCAGGCTTCAAAAGGTTGTCTTTGGCTTCGGCAGCGTTTTTGCCTGCACTGTCCGCAACGGCGGTTGTCGCGGCTGTTCGTCGGGTGACTGAGCAGCTAGATGAGATTGGCAAAAAGGCTGATCAAATTGGCTTGACGACTGATGCGCTGCAAGAGTTCCGAGCGATTGCCGAAAGTTCTGGCGTATCTCAGGCCAAGCTGGATAGCAGCCTTGAACGCTTTTCAAAGCGGTTGGGTGAGGCGTCAATGGGAACGGGCGCAGCGAAAAAAGCGCTTGATGAATTGAACCTGAGCGCGGATGAATTGCGGCGCGTTGGCCTTGATGAAGCGGTTATGCGCATTTCTGAGGAAATGCAAAAGGTTGAAGACCCGACGCGCAAAGCGGCTCTTGCGGCTGGCTTGTTTGGCCGCGAGGGTGTTGCGATGATCAACATGCTGCGCGAAGGCCGGGATGGCATGGAGGCGATGCGGCGCGAGGCGCGCGAACTTGGCATTGTTATTGACGAGGATATGATCCGCAATGCTGAGGAGGCGCAGACGCAGCTTGACTTGATGTCGCGCGTCATCAATGCGAATTTGAGCACTGCGCTGATCAACTTGTCACCTTTGATTGTGAAGGCTGCGGAAGGGATTGCCACAGTCTCACAAGCGGTCAATAGGTTTTTGGACCTTCGTAACCGGCTATCTGACGAACCTCTTGATGCAACTGGGTTGCGCAACTTGGTCGAGGAATATGAGGGTCTTGAAAGCGAACTTAGCGCCGTGACGCAGGCGCAGGCAGCTTACAACGCCAATGTCGAGAAATACGGCGAAGCAAGTGAGCAGGCTGCAAGTTGGCTTTCAAAACTTACCAAAGCAGAAGACAATCTTCAGCAAGCGATTGCGCGCCGCAACGCTGAAAAGGCGGCTGAAGGACGCGCTGTTTCAGGAATTGAGGGAATTAGCGCAGAAACAAAAGAACTCCGCGAACAGGCCGAACTCAACAAGTTGTCAGCAGAGGAACGAGAGCGGCAGCGCATTGCCACAGAGCGCATGCGAAAAGAGGCTCAAATTATTGCTGATATTGAGGCGAGCGGCAGAGAGGTCACAGCAGAACTGCGCCAAGATATTGAACAGATTGGCGAGAACTATGAGCAGGCAGCTATTTCGGCGTCAAAAATACTTACACCGATGCAGGCCGCTGCAAGCACCACAGCATCAACCGCGCGTTCTGCGCAAAATGCCACTCAGTCGTTTGAGGATATGTTTGGTGCCATAATCAACGGCTCCCCTGCCCTTCAAGCTCTTGGCTTTGACGCCGAGAATTTAAGAAGCACAATGAGCACCGTCGAGGCCAGCATGGAGGACGCATTCATGTCAATGATTGATGGCACGCAAAGCGCCGGAGATGCCTTCAAGTCGATGGCGTCTGAAATCATAAAAGAGTTGTTTCGGGTTTTGGTCGTGCAGCAGCTTGTCGGCAGTTTCAGCAGCGGCGGTGGCGGCATTCTGGGCAGCGTGTTCGGGGCTATCGGCGGAGGTGGCGCGCCCATCACGGGGCAGGCGTCGGGCGGCAGCGTTCAGGCAGGCAAGCCCTACATCACCGGAGAGCATGGCCGAGAATTGTTCGTGCCGCAAGTCAACGGGCGGATATTGAGCGCAGGGCAGACGAACAACGCAATGTCATCCGGCGGCGGTGGCGTCACTGTCATTCAGAACAACACATTCGGCTCAGGCGTCAGCCGAGCGGAGGTTACCGCGATGCTGCCCAAGATGGTTGAGGCGACGAAAGCTGCGGTGGCGGACGCCAAGCTGCGCGGCGGCTCTTACGGAAGGTCCTTCGGATAATGGCAATCACGTATCCCCTCGCCCTGCCAGCGCACACGGGCATTCGCAGCGTCAGCTTTCGGGCCAGAAACGCGGTGGCCTATAGCATGTCGCCGTTTACCTTTGCGGGGCAGGCGCACCAATACGCGGGCCAGATGTGGGAGGCCGACATCACGCTGCCGCCCATGCGCCGCACAGCCGCAGAGCAGTGGAACGCTTTTCTGTTATCCCTAAACGGGCAGGCTGGGACGTTCCTGCTTGGCGATCCGAATGGGTGTGTGCCAAGAGGGACGGCATCGGCAGCACCCGGCACGCCAATCATCACGGATCAAACGGGCAGCACAATATCCGTCACGGGTGCGGCGGTTAGCCAAACGGGCTGGCTTTTGGCTGGCGACTACATCCAGCTTGGGGCGGCTGCTACGGCAACGCTGCACAAGGTTCTGGTGGACGTTGACACTGATGTCTCTGGCAACGCGACGCTGGATGTATGGCCAGCCGTGCGCGGGACAAGATCGAGCAGCGTTGTCGTGGCAAACGCCGTTGGCCGTTTTCGCTTGGCCGAAAATGTGACGGGTTGGAATGCTGACGTGGCGCAATACGGCATCAGCTTCAGCGCAATGGAGGCAGCATGAGCCGCACGGTTCCGGCACCTCTTATCGCGGCTTGGGCTGGCGAAACTGCGCAGCCATATTTCGCGGTTGAGTTTCTTCTGAGCAGCGCGTCTGTCCGTTTTTGGAGCGGGTATGGTGACAAGGTTATTGGGTCCGACACCTACCTTGGCGCGGGTGAATTGATTGCAATCAGCGGCCTTGAAGAAGTCAATGATATGTCGGCCAAGGCGCTGACAATCAGCCTGAGCGGCATGTCCGGCGCTGTGATCAGCTTGGCGCTGCAAGAGCCGTATCAGCGGCGCGTGTGCCGGGTTTATTTTGGCGACGC